CTTCTTCGCTGATGTAATGCTCGCCCATCGCTTTGCCGGTCAGCATGATAAACGCCGCCGCTTCAAGGTTGGCATTGTTGGCAAGCGCACTGCCGTGCGCCTTGCCGCTGACCAGACTGATTGGCGATGATGCGCGGCCTGGTTTGAGCGAACAGCGCACGATAAACAGAACGCCGGATAACGCGACATTGACCACGCGCAGCGGTATCGGCGGACCCACCCCCGGCATCTGAACCGGAACAGCAATGACTTGAAAGGCGTCACTCTGAAATGCATTGGCCTGGAAGGCGCCCGCCATTTAGTTCTGCAGCCGCAGCACCGACGGCGTGAGCAGAAATTGTCCGTTGGTCGATGCGACATTGCCGCCGAAATCGATGAAGGCAACCAAGCGGCCGTCGGTCTTATGATAGATCGCACCGGCGGCGCGGATCGTCGCGCGTAGCCATTCGGCCTCGCCTAAAACGATCTCGACCCGGTTGCGTTGCGCATCGGCGTTGACGGTTACCCGAGCCGGCTGGTTAGCATAGCCAACCGCATCGCGCACTTCACCATTGATGTCGCCGACCGTGCGGTGATCCTTGTCGGCCACATAACGCTCATCGACCAGCATCACGGCAAAGCCATCGTTGGCGAAATCGATGGTGCCGGCGGCCATATCGGCCAGGGCCGAATTATAGATGAGGCTAGTCAAGTTCGTGCTCGATCACGTCGGCGACCAATTGATTGTTCTCATCGCGCCGCATCTTGATCTGCTTTTGCGTCTTGCGTGGTTGCGGAATAGCAACGTTAACCACGCTCGGCATCGCCGACGGCATCATTTGCGGCAGTGGTTTCGCAAGCAGCAATGGTTGTGCCACGATTGCCAAGGCATGCGCAATTTGCTCCGCCACGTCATCGGGTGCAATCTGCGATTGGCCATCTTGACCCGCATCGCCCTTCTGGCCTTGCGCGCCGGTTATTCCTGGATCGCCTTTCTCTCCGCGCTCACCCTTTTCTGGCTTGCGCGCCTCGACCGCGGCCAACCGCTGATCAAATTGCCCGATCTGCATTCTATAAGGCGCAATATGTTCCTTGATAATATCGGCAATCTCGCGCCCTAAAATATCTTCAAGCTGCATGGCCTAATCCCCTGCGGATCGCGTCGAGCAAGGCGCGCTGATTGATTGGTGCGGGTGCTGGCGTTGTCGGACTTGGCATCGGTGCCGGCGCCGCCGGTAAGGCCGGCGCGTTGGCCCGGTTGGCCAGTGCCTGCAGGGTAAACATTTGTTGTTGTGCCATGGGCGATTCGCCGCCGGTTACATCGACATAGCCGAGCACGCGTCGCGCCTCGTTCGGCGACAGGATGCCCTTGCTTACGGCTTCGGCCAATACCGTGATCTGCGTCTGCGAATCCATGCGGAACAGGCCGGTAAGGTCGAATTCCGCGCGATAACCAGCGCTGATCAGGCCGAGGCCTTCCGACAGGATCAGCTCAATGTGCTCGATCAGGCTTTGCAAACATTGCTTGTAATATTGCAGATCGAGCAGTTCAGCGTTTTGATAATTTGGCGGATCTTTCGCCCCAACCATGAACGCCGGGATGCCGAATGCCGTGCAAATCGTCTCGTTGTTGTGCTTGAGCTGCTCGATCAATTGGCTATCGACTGCGTTCTGTTGCAGCGGATTCCATGTCAAGCCGCTGCCCAGGATCGCCACCTTGCCCTGATTGATGCCGGTGTAATTGCTGTGCCAGTTATTCTCCAATCGCGCTGCAGTAGCCTCGTCGATGTTGCCGGGCGCCGTCAGGATGCCGGAAGGTCGCGCCGCATTTCCAAAAAACATTGCGGAAAATTGTTCAATCGATAATCCGCGCGCCGCAGGCGCGGCTGTGGAATAAAGCGGCGACATGCCGACCATCTTATGGAACAGACAATTGATGCGATCGTGCATGATCTCGCTGGCCGGAATCACGACATGTTCTTCGAGAATACCGGCCAGGTGATCGGTATTGAGATCGTAGAATAACGATCCGTCCAATGCCTCCATGGGCTTGACGCGATTTGGATCGAGCACATGCAGCGCGCTGACAACGTTGCGGTTGTCACGTTCCTTGAGGACGTAAGCGTTGCCGGCGCGCAGCTTGGAAATCATCCAGCTTTCAAAGAATTGAATGCGGGTCTGGTAGCGATTTGGCTTATTCAGGACGGTCGAGAAAGCGCTTGCCGTTGTCTCCTGCCATACCTGATCGACCGGCTGCATCAGTTTGAGCCGCATCTTGGCGATATCGGCTGAAATCATGGCGACGCAACGGTAGAGCGTCGCATTCTGCAGCGGATTTTCCATGCTCAACGGCTGATTGCGCTGCCAAGCCCCGGCAAAAGGCTCGCGCACAATCGGCCACCAGCCGCGGTCATAGACATTGGTCGGCAGCATCGGCGACTGCTTGCGCACGGAAACCTCGAAGCCGAGAATCTTCATCCTTTCTCGGCCTCGAGTTTGCGATGCCGGTAACGCTGTTTTTTGCGCACCGGCACCGCGTCTTCACTTTCCGCAGCCAGCTTGGCCGCAGACAACACCATGCGATGCGCGTCTGATAACGCCTCGAACAGTTCGCCCGCTTCAAGCTTGCGGGAGTTGTATTCGAACGCCTTCAACGCGCGCATCATCATCCGGTCACCGCCCCGCCATAGGCCGCGCTGGTGAGATAGAACACGCCTTTGTCTCTCCCGCGCATCCATGTGATGTAACGCTCGGCACGCACGAACACCAAGTTGTTCTGGAATGCCGAGACCAGATGGTAGTTGCCGGCCGCCGGTGCACTGTCCAGTTCGACCGATGCCTCGCGCGACACATCGATTTGCAATCCGCCCTCATCCGCCACAAACACCGACGGTGGATGAATTGCGGTGACTTGCCCGGCCGGTGAATTGTTCGAGGTCAACACCGTGATGCCGAGAATATTGCCGCCATTGCCATTGACATTCGGGAACGCCACCACGCCCAAAGTTGTCAGCATGGTGCCGATCGAAGTCGCCAGCACCGGCTGCATGATCAGCGTCAGGTTATCGGTCGGGATATTGTACTCCTGGAAGTGGTACAGGATCTGCCGGATATCATGGATCACCGCGGTGATATCGGTACCGGAAGCTGCATCGCTGTCGGCACCATTGGTGATCGATGCCGGCGACACGTTGGTCACAGCGGTAACCGATGGCTTGATGAACTGCTCGTCGAGGAATTTGGCGATGCCCTTGGCGAGGTTATCACGCACCAGCATTTCAACCGACGGGCTTGAGAAGCGCGCCAGTTCGTCGGTGACGCCCATGATGCACGCCGTCTTGGCAAACGTCAGCGTGACGGTGTCGAACGTGCCTGCAGCCACTGGCTTGCTGGCGCCTTCCCCGACCCACTGGGCCGTGATGACGCTATTTTCGCGCGGGATGCGCGAGTTAAATGGCACCCGCGTCAACCCTGGAATGCGGCCGAGATAGGTCTGCGGCACCAGAAATTCGAGAAATTCACTGGCGAGGTTCTGCGCGTAGACCAAGTTGCCGGCCCATGTTGCCGAGGTAACCGTGCCGGTCGCCACTGCTGCCTTGATATCCATTTCGATCTGTGGCCACTGCCCGCAGTATTGTCGCGCCACGGCAATAACATCGCGATGATAAACATCGGCGTGTAACTGGCAGGCGAGCCGCTTGATCAGGCCGAGGCCTGGCGGCAGCGTCGGTGCCTTCACCTGGATCGACTGCGAATGCATCTCGATGCCATCGCTGTTCGATACCGGCTTTGCCGTGCTTATCAATTCCTTTTCGATCAGCCGGCAGTCGGTGAGCTCGCGATCGACCGACTTGATAACGGCCGAGTGTTCGTCAAACGCATTCTGTTCCGCCTCGTCCTTGGTGCGGTCTTCTTCAACGATCTTGCTTTGGATTGCGTCACGCGCGGCCACTTCGGCGGCGCGTTTTGCCTCGAGGTCTTTCATCCTCTCGGCGTTGGTCTTCGTGGCCATAGTCGTGGCCTCCAATTTGATGGAACGGGATGCCGCGACAGCGACGGATTTGCCGGAATGGCCTGACGAGGCCGGGGTCACTTCTTGCGTATCGCCGGACGCGGCGCGCAATCCGTGATAAATGGCGCGAATGGTATGGATGGAAGCATCAACATTGGCGGGAATCGTAACGGCCGATAATTCGAGAATTTCATACTCGTCGTATTGAATCCCACCGCCCTTAAGCATCGTGACCTTGTCGGCGGCAGCCTGGAACCCGATTGACACCGCACGCACCAATCCCAATTTGATTGATTGCCACGCCTCGTCGAGCCGGTCCTTTAATTTGCCAGGCTCTACCGATTTGGCGATTTTCGCCCTGAACGGAATCCCGTCGTCACGCGCCTCGGCCCACACCACATGTCCAATTGGTTCGCCTGAACGATGCTGCCATAGCATCGGCATCGGCAGGCTGAACTTGGCGCCGCGCGGCTTGACGATATCGCCGACGCGATCGACCGTTGGCGTCGAGGCAACGCCCTC